CTAGTTGGCAGGCACCACGAATTCCTCGCGACGTGGACGGCCACCGTCCTTGCCGGGAATGAGCACGACGATCACGCAGGCCGGCTGACCGCCCTTTTCGGTCTGCGAGACGTTCGCCAGCTGCCCGCCATTCTGCGCCGCGATCTGCTGGCCGATCGAGTAACAATCCGCCGCCTGGCCCGGCTCGGCCTGAAAACCAAGCAGCCCCATCGACACGAGGCCGAGCATGGCAAAGCGAAGAAAGGGGCGAAACGTGTTCATGACACGCTTTCTAGCGCATCCCCGCTGAACGGGGAATGAACGAATTGCGCGGGATTTGCGAGCCTCAACCTATCCTGCTTCGCGCGTCCAGCCGGCCGAAGATCGCCACCAGCCCGCTGGCGGCGGTGATCGCCTGCAGCAGCGTGTCGGTCAGCGCCTTATTGTCGATGCCGGCGACCGGTACGCCGACGATGCCGGCGGCTGCCGTTACGATGGTGATGAGCGAGGTCCAGATCGTGCGCGAGAGGTACCACGGCTTGCTGTCGGTCATGTCGTTTCCTCGATCGTTGAAAGTTGGTTCATGCAAGGGAAAGGCGGCGCGTCGCCGGCAGGCCCCAGCCGGCCGCGAGGCTGAGCTGGCGCACGGTGACGTCGATCTCGCCGGGCATCGTGCCGAAGTCGGCCGCGATCGCCGACGCGCCATAGACGAAGCTCTGGCTCGTGGCCGTCGCGGTCCGCACGACGGCGCCGCCGGCATGAGCGATCTGTACCTGGTATTCCTCGCGCTCCTCGCCGAGCGGGATGTCGGCGGCAGTCCAGCTGTCGGCATCGATGCGGCTGCGCCGCACCCAGCTCAGCACGGCATCGCCGGCCTCCACCCTGGCGCGCAGATGCACCGGCGCGAGCGGCCTCAGCGCCCTCACGCCGCCGACGCCCGAATATTCCGCGACATCGTCGCCCGACAGATCCGAACCGACCGGCGCGACGCGCCAGTTGAGCAGCAGCCCGATCTCGCTCGCCGACAGGCCGGCGGCCTGCACGGCGTCGTCGAGCACCACGAAATGTGCGCCTGCCGTGGCTCCCGCACCCATCGCATCATCGGTACCGAGCTGGCCGCGCAGCAATCCGCCGAGCCGCCAGACGTCGGGTGCGATTTCCTCCGCCGTCTCGAACTGCACGATCTCCCAGCCGCCAGCGGCCGAGCGGATCGCCGCCGCATTGGCGCCGTTCATCAACAGGACGCGGCTCACGCTGGACAGCGCGCCGCCGTAGAGATCGACCGTGATCGTCGCCGACCTGTCGATCCTGCCGCACACGCCGGGCGGCAGGGCCTCGACCAGCACGCCGACATCGGCCGCCGTGGCCAGCGTGGCGCGCTGCGTGAAGCCCGAGCTTTCCGGAGAGGCCTGCACCACCTGGCTCTTCCAGGGCTTCTGCCACGCCGCGATGCGGAAGTGATCCTGTGCCGCGCCGCTGCCGAAACCCATCGGCAGGTCGAGGAAAAGCGCCAGCGGCCGGCCGACGACAGGCATCACGGTCGACGCCACGCTGGGATTTTCCGACCGCCACGGCATCGGCACGGTGCGCAGGACCTGCCGCGCGGAAACGCGCCGCACCAGACCGTCCTCGACGCCCGTCACCAGATATTCCGGGTCGCGACCCGGCAGGCGCAGCAACGCGCCGGGCACGACCTGCGGATCGGGCTGCGGCACGGCGAAGGACACCGTCTCGCGCTCGGTCCAGACGCGCCGCAGCCAGTCGCCGATCAGCGCCCTGCCCTGCCCGGTGTCGAGCACGGCGGGAAAGCCTATCGAATATTGCCGCCGGCCAACGCTTCCTGCGCGCACCTGCCGCACGGAGATCACCTGATATTCCAGCAGCGGCTCGCGGAAGCTCAGCACGGCTTCGGTCGGCAATTCATGCTCCGGCATCCGCACGGTCTCGATGACCGCATCGCGACCGTCCGAAACCAGCTCGTCCAGCTCGAGCACCGGTCCCACCGTCGCGGTCGCACCCCGGAAGGCGAGGCCGTCCGGGGTCTCCATCACCGCCAGGCCGAACAGGTCGGCAAGAGGCTCCAGCGCATTCCTCGCCGAGCCGGGATCGTCGATCACATAGCCCTGCACGGTGCCGTCCGCCCCCTCGACCGAAGCCGGCGGCAGGCCGTGGTCGGCGAGGATGGCGTTGATCAGTTCGCCGATCGTCGGGTTGCCCAGCCGGCCGTTCAGCCAGTGGCCGTAGTGCCAGTTGCCGTTGTCGGACCATGTATCGCCACGCAGCGGGAATGCCGGATAGGGCCGCGCGTCCCAGGCCCAGACATAGATGCGCTCCGGGTCCACCATGCGCTCGCCTGTCAGCGGCGAAACCGGATTGTCTTCTTCCTCGAAATCGTCGCCCGCCGGGTTCCAATGGTGGTGATGCGCCGTCAGGAAGCGCTGCTGCGCGAGATCGCTGCGCCCGCCGCTGGAGAACCAGGGCAGCGCGCCTTCCGCAGACTTGGGATCGGAAAAGACGTTGGGCTGGTTCGGTCCCTTGTCGGTCGCCGGGCATCCGAGTTCGGTGAGGAAAAACGGCTTGCTTTTCGGCACCCAGGCGGTCGGGTCCGCCGCCTCAACGCCGCCGATGCGGTCATGATGCGGCTCGGACCACCAGCTTTTCAAATCCTTGTAGCGGAACACCCACGGCTTGCCGAAGGCGCCGTCGGTGATCGGCGAACGCTCGCGCGCCAGCCGCGCCGCGTGCGACGGATAATACCAGTCGAACCCCTCGCCGCTCGCGATGCCCGCGCGCAAGCCGGCCATGTCGTAGGGTGAGGCGAAGCCGTCCGGATTGCCGCCGGTGAAATCGCCATCGCGCCAGTCCGACAGCGGCATGTAATTGTCGATGCCGACCGCATCGATCGCCGGATGCGCCCACAGCGCGTCGAGATGGAAGTGCACATTGCCCGTGCCGTCCTGCGGGTGATGGCCGAAATATTCGCTCCAGTCCGCCGCGTAGGTGAGCTTCGTCGCCGGCCCGAGCATCGTGCGCACCTCGCCCGCCAGCGTGCACAGTTCCTCGACGAACGGAAACGCATCCGTCTCGTCGCGCAGCGTGGTCAGCCCGCGCAACTCGCTGCCGAGCAGAAACGCATCGACTCCGCCGGCCGCCTGCGCCAGCTTGGCGTGATGCAGCACAAAGCGCCGGTAGCCCCATTCGCCGGCGGATCCGGAAAAATTGATGAAGCCGGCGAATGACGAAAACTGCCCCGGCAGCGCGCTGCCGCAGAACGCCTCGACCTGCGAGCGCGCCGCTGCGGTACGGTCGGCGGTGCCCGGCCGCAGCGGCGCCGGATCGCAGGTGATGCGACCCCGCCAGGGGTAGGCAGGCTGGCTCGCCCCGCCATGCGGATCGGGCAGGCTGTTGCCGGCCTCGATGTCCATCATGACGAATGGATAGAGCGTCACCTTCAGCCCGCGCGCCTTGATCTCGGCGATCGCGTCGAGCACGCTGCGGTCGGAGGGCGTCCCGCCATAGGCCGCGCCCCCATCGTGCGTGGAGATCACCATCGCGCCGAAGCGCAGCGTACCCGAGACGTGCCAGAGCTGCGAAAACCCAGAGCCGGCGTGCGTCGTGACGCCAGGCCTGATCCGGCATTCGCCGGCGCGCAGGTCATCGCCGAACCACGCGACCACCAATGCGACATGCTCGAGGTTGGGGCACCACATCTGCAGTTCGTCGAGCGACGCCTCCAGGTCGCTGCGCGCCGCCAGCGTATGGCGGTTCACCGCCTCCGTCTCGCCCTCGCGTCGCTCGAACCGCACCCGCGACGGCGACAGACCGTATTCGGTCGCTCCGGGGATCAGCGAGATCGCCTTGATGCGCTGGCCCAGCTCGCCGACCGGACGCAGCACCTCGAACTGGAATTGCGGCACGCGGTTGCCGTAGTCCGCCAGCGGAAAACGCTCGATCACGACATAGGCCGTACCACGATAGGCCGGCGCATTGCCGGCGCCCTGCTTCGCCGAAATCAGTGGGTCGAGCGCTTGTGTCTCCGTGCCGCGATAGACCCGCAACTCGATCTTGTCGCGGTCGATCTCGCGGCCGTCTGCCCACACGCGCCTGATGCCGGCGATCTCGCCCTCGCAGAGTGCGAACGCGACATTGGCGAAGTAGCTGTATTCGGTGATCTCCGGCGCGCCCTTGCCTTCCTGCCGCGTCTTGCGCCGCTCCAGGAAGCGTGTCGCCCAGATCATGATGCCGCCCAGCCGCGCCGTGCCGTAGACGCGCGGAATGGCAACGCCCTCCTCGGCGGTGAACGGCCGCGCGCCGGTCAGCCTCGGCCCCTCGATGCGCCGCGAGCCGTTGATCAGGGTCTGGTCGATCGAATAGCCGACGAGCGCGCCGGCCGCAGCACCTATGGCGCTGCCGATCGGACCGAACACGCTGCCGATCGCGGCGCCCGCGACCTGAAGCACGACCGTTGCCATGCGCTGTCCTCAGTCCTGTCTTTCGGGGAATGCAAAAACGCCGGCGATGCGCCGCCGCCATTGCGGCACCAGCGCGGACACGCAAACCGCGCCCGCTTCGTAGGCATGGATGAACCGGCATGCCTCGACCAGAATCCCGGCGTGCTTGGCAGGCAGATGCGGCCGCCAGCGAAACAGCAGCAGATCACCCGCGCTCATTTCGTCGAGCGCCTTCTCGCGAAAATGCCGCCGCACCGCCGACAGGAAACGCTCCTCGCCACCGGCCTCGGCCCAATCCTGCGCATAGCTGCCCGGCAGCTCTGGTGGCTCGCCTATAACTGCGCGCCACACGCTCAGCACCAGTCCGACGCAATCGCAGCCCACGCCCTTGCGCGCGCCCTGATGCCGGTACGGCGTGTCGAGCCACGACATCGCCTCCGAAACCACCCGTGCGGCGACCGTCGCTTCCTCTCGGCTCATGGCACGATCGGCCCGCCGTCGAACGCGCCGCCATCGACGACATAACGATACGCGGCATCGTTGCCCGGCAGATGCGGGAAGCCGCGGAAATTGACCGGGTTGGCGAACTTCGCCTTGCAGGTCGCGAAAGTCTTGTCGCAGCCGGCCACGATCGAGAACAACTCGCCGCCCGCAGCCGGCGGCCCGTTGCCGGGCTGCAGCACCAGCGTGGTGCCCGTCGCGTCACGGCGATGTTCCTCGACGCGCTCGTTGCGCCCCGCCTTCGCGCCCGTCACCCAGGTCAGCACGCCATGCGCGAACCAGCCCGGCGCGAAGCCGTCCAGCCCGGTCACGACCAGCATCGAAGGTCCCCCTGCCGATGCAACGCTGCCGGTCGCCGCGTAAGCTGGGTTGTCCAGATCGAAGCCGCAACGAGCATCGCCCAGTTTGGCATCGCAGGTCCGGCTCACATACCGGCCTGCGGGCCGGTCCAGCGAATGCACCAGGCTTTCGAGCTCCGCCACGAAGCGTCCGTCGGCGCGTGTGATCTTGCCGATCGTCGCCTTGCGCAGCAGCGCGAAGTCGCCCGGCTGGCGCCAGTTGACGAGAAATGTCTCGACCGTCGCGCCGTCATAAAACCCCGCCGCGATATCCTCGTCGCTGATGTCGTCCGACGACAGCGCACCCTCGACGTCCACCGTATCGACCGCCAGCCCCAGCGTGTCGCGCGCCTCGCTGGCGCTCAGGCCTGTCTGCGGCGCGCATTGCAGGCCGTCCACGGTCAGCGGCCGATCGTGATCCGTATAGCCGGCGACCCAGCCATCCTTGCGGGTCAGCCGCCAGCAATGGCAGACCGTCGTCACCGCGCGGCCGAGATGCGCGACCAGCGCTTCCGGATAGGCGGTCACGCGCGCACCTCGATCAGCGGGATGGACGGGATCTGCCCGGCCTTGAATGCGGTCAGGCTGATCGCGATGCGCTCGGTGTCGAAGCGCACCGGCACGTCGAACTCGAAGCCCGCCGTCACGACCTCTTCGTTTCCGGGTACGCTGCCCGGTGCAAACACCACCTCGCCGGTCGCGAAATCGAACGCCCAGTCGTCCGGCGCGACCTTCTCGACGCCATCGACGGCCACCCGCAGCGTCTCTTCCACCGGCCGTGCGATCAGCCGGTCGTAGGCGTCCTCGCCATCGCCATACGTCTTCGCCAGCGCAAAGCGCGCTTTCGTCCCGTCGCCCATACCCAGCACCTGGTCGGCAGCATCGACGGCCTCGTCCGGCCGACACGACTTCATGTCGAACGGGTCGCGAAACCTGAACGCATGCAGCGACCCGCGTCGGGCCTCGAAGAAGGCGAGCACGTCGTGAAGGTCGGAGATCGACCGCACCCCGGTCCCGGCATCGTAATGCCGCCGCGACTGCGAAAACCGCGCATTGCGCTTCTCCCGGCCCGAGGTCAGCGACACGATCTCGTTCAGCCGCTCCGGGCCTCCGGTCGCGCCGAAAGACACGGCAGTCGGAAACCGCACGTCATGAAAACTGGACAGTTCCGGCATCGTACCTCCTGCGCTCGCTGAATCCCCCTCCCCCTTGCGGGAGGGGTTAGGGGTGGGGGTCGCCGCGACGAGCGCGTCGCTCAAAACGTCCGCGACCCACGCGACACCGCTCGCGCCAGCATGCCGGTCACCTGCGCTTCCGACTTGCGGAAAGAAGACACATCGGGCGTGGAGACGTTGAAGACGACGTTGACGCTCGTCCCGCCGCCGGCCGCGGCCACGCCCAGCCGTCCGTCGGCCGAACGCTGCAGCGGCAGTATCGCTTCCGGCCCGGCCTCGCCCATCACGCCGATGTTGCGACCCATCGGAAAATAACTCGGCGCCGACACCACGCCGCCGGAAGCAAACGGCACGACATGGCCCGGCACGCCGCCCTTGGCGAAAGGCAGCATGCCCGCGAGCCCGCCAAATAGGCTCGAAAACAGCGAACCTGCCAGCGAACGCAGCGGGCTCAGCCCCTGCTCCAGCGCCAGGCTCGCCAAATTCATGCCGATCCGCCGCAGGATGTCGTCGAGATCCTTGCCGCTGACCGCCGCGCTCCGCAGCGCCCCGGTCAGTTGCGACCCGAAGCTCGCCGACAACCTCTCCAGGTTCTGCAGCGCATCCTGGAACGGCTGCGTATCCGCCTCGATCCTGACCGTGACGTCCTCGACCATCGTTTCCTCGCTTGGGTTCCCCTCCCCCTTGCGGGGAGGGGTCAGGGGTGGGGGTCGCCGCGACGAGCACCCCCATCCGGAAACCGCCGCATCAATTCAGCCAGGTCACCCCGAGCCGGCGCACCCGCCCGTACGCCGACGAGCACGCTCATCGCCCGCTCCATCTCGCGCGGCGTCATCGACCAGAAATCTTTGGGTGAAAGCCGCAGCAGACCGAACCCCGCGGCCATCACGCTGTCCCACGGGAATTCGCCGGTCATGCCCGCCGCGGCGTCTAGGGGTTTGGCGACGCCGCCTCGCCTTGCCGGCCAAAGGTGGTCGTCAGCAGATCCGCGACGATCGCCGCGAAACCAGCCGCGCCGTTCTCCGACTGCATCGCCCCGACATCGTCGTCGGACACATCAGTGCCCGCACCTCGAAGTCCTGCTCCGATGATGCGGATCATGTCGAGTGCCGACAGCCGTCCACGCGAAAATCGCTCGACCAGCGCCCCGAGATCGTCGGCCGCGTAGGCAGCTTCCAGCTCGGCCAGCGCGCCAAGCGTCAGGCACAGCCGTTGCGGCTTGCCGTCCAGTTCCGCCGCGATCTCGCCGCGTCGCCGGTTCGCAGTCATGGTGCGGCCGTGAAGCTGATGGCGCCCGCCGATTCCAGCGCCACCTCGAAGGTGACCTCGCCGTCATGCGCGCCGGTGTACTCCAGCGCCGTAACCTGGAACGGCCCTTCGACCGTGCCGAAGTCCGGCACCACCAGCTGCCAGTCGCCGATCTCGCCGGCGAAGAAGCGCTGGCGCACCAGCGCATCCGACTGCGCATCCTTGAATATCCCCGACCCGCTCACCGCCGCCCTCTGCACGCCGCTGCCGGCCAGCAGCTCGCGCCAGCGGCCCGCGGAATCCGCGTTGGTGATGTCGACCGTCTGGCTGTTGAAGGCGATGCGCTTCGACCGCAGCCCCGCGACCGTCACGAAGCCGCTCTCGCCTTCGATCTTCAGAAGAAGGTCCTTGCCCTTCTGTGCGACCATGTGTCGGTCTCCCGTTGGTGATTGGCTTAGCTCGGCGCGAGCCGGCCTGAGATTCAGGTCAGGGCGAGCCGAAAATGGTGGATTTCGAGAACCGGAGCGGAGCGTACTTTTGGGTACGTGAGCACCGGAAGCGCAGAAAGCCGCCGTTTGCAGGCCGGCCTCACCTGAATATCAGGCTGGCTCCGTCACTGCCCGAAACCGCACCAATCCATGCTGCGCCTCGTTGCGGTCGTCGTAGCGCGCCTCGCAGAACTCCATGCGCAGGTTGACGAGGCTGTGCCCATCCAGCGGCAGTGCCGCGTCATGCAGCGTCTCGCGCACCAGTTCCATGATCGCCAGCGCTTCCTTCTTGCCCTTGCCCTTCGACCAGACATGCAGCGTGAAAAGCTGCTCGGTGCCGCTCTCGGTGCCCGTGCTCCAGTCGTAGAAGCTGGTGCCGCCGAAGGTGATGTAGGGAAAGGCGACGTTGGCCGGCGCATGGTCCATGATGCGCGAGCCCACCAGCGCAGTGAGTTCCGCGTTCGCGCCAAGCGCTGCGAAAATCGCCTTCTGCAGTTCAGCGCCCGAATTCATCGCCGGCCTCCAGCGCAAAGCGCCGCGACTCCTCCGACAACAGCGTCAGCGCAGTTTCGTTGCGTCGCCGGGCGCGGCTCAGCATCTCGTGCGGTTCCTCGCCCAGATCGTGCAGCTTGGTGCGCAGCGCGCGGACCATGCCGTCGAGCGTCACTTGCAGGCCGAACCTCATGCCCCCGCCTCCCTTGCCCTGCAGACCAGGTACCGCCCGGTGTCGTCCGGGTCGTGCACCGTCAAAATCTCGAAAATCCGGCCCTGCCGGACGAAGCGCATCCCACTGCCGACGCCTTCGCGCCAACGCAGTGTGATGCGGTGCGTCACCGTCTCCATGGTCTGGTCCGGTCCGAATGAACTCGTCACCGAAACCGGCTCTATCCGCGCGAACACCGTCGCGATCTCGGCCCAGTTTTCCGTGTGGCCGCCCATGCCGTCCGGTACGGGCGTAGCCGCCTGCAGCGACAGTTCGCTGCGCAGCGCTCCGGGGTCGACGAATACAGCTCGCATCAAAGCCTCCGCGAACGATAGGAGGCGACGATGCGGTCGTAAGCGGCCGGATAGGAGACAGGCTGGTCGGCCGGCTCGAAATGCGCCCGGAATTCGTACCAGTGCCCCACCAGCAGCAGGATCGCCCGCTTCAGCAGGTCTGGTACGTCGGTGCCCGCCTCGCCGAAGCCGGCGGCAAAATCGATTTCGATGCCGTTGAAGATGCGCAGCGGCGCCGGCCGCTTCTCGAAATGCAGACGTGCCGGCCGCGACAGCGTGTCGAGCTGGTAGTCGGCCGGGTCGAGCAGCGATGCTTCGCCTTCCGTGCCGTAGCCCGTCACCGACAGGATCTCGCGCACCGGATGGACGCAGAGAAGCGCGCAGCCCTGGCTCGGCCAGGCGTCCAGCGCCAGCCGCCAGCTCTGCTCGATCAGCGCGACGCCCGTCGCCCGCTCGAGGTCCTCGCGCGCCGCGCGGATCAGTCCGCCAAGCAGTGCATCCTCGCCATCATGCGCGATCCGCAGATGCGCCTTCACCTCGGCAAGCGTCACCGGCTCGGCCGCCGGTTCGACGGTTCGATAAAGCGTCATGTCTTTGTCTCGATTGGAAAGAGATGCGGTCAGCGATTAGCGCATCCTCTCCCCCGGGCAGGGGGAGAGGTGGCTCGACCCACAGGGTCGAGACGGTGAGGGGGTGCTTCCGCGACCCTCAGCAGTTACGAGACCCCGTACTTCAGCAGCTTGATCGCATCGAAGTCCTGCACTCCGCCGCCGACGCGCTTGGTCGTGTAGAACAGCACGTAGGGTTTGGCGGAATACGGGTCGCGCAGCACGCGTACGCCGGTGCGGTCGACCACCAGATAGCCGCGCGCGAAATCGCCGAAGGCGATCGGCGTGGTGTTGGCGCCGGCGTCCGGCATGTCTTCCGCCTCGACCAGCGGGAAGCCCATCAGCATGGCGCTCTGGCCCACCGCCGCCGGCGGCTGCCACAGATAGTTGCCGTCGGCGTCGCGCAGCTTGCGGATCGAGGCCTGGGTCTTGCGGTTCATCACCCAGTTCGCGTTCTGCCGGTAGCCGGCCTTCAGCGCATAGACCGTATCGACCAGGATGTCGGACGGATGGCTCGCCGGCAGGGCGCCGGAAACGCCCGTCGCGACATAGCCGATCTGGCCCCACACCCAGCTCGCCTCGGCTACCTTGGTGTAGTCGAGGAAACCCTTCGGCTTGTTGGTGCCGTCGCCGTTCACGAAGGCCGTGCCTTCCTGTTCGGCGAAGGCCGCCTCCACCTCGCCGGAGATCCACTGGTCGAGATCGACCACCGTATCCTCCAGCAGCGATGCGGTCGCCGCCGGCATGGCGTAGAGCTCCATCGTCGGGAAGGAGAGCTCGGCCAGCGTCGCCGTGTTGGTCTGCGGCCGCGACGCCGTCTCGGCCACCCAGCCGACAGCCGGCCCAGTCACCGAAAACGGCTTCTTCAGCACCGCCGCCGACACCTGCCGCACCGATGCGATCGAGCGGATCGGCGACAGTTTCGCCAGCCGCTTGCCGATTTCCGTTTCGGTCTCGTTGGGCACCAGATAGCCGCCGTCCTGGCCGGAGCCATAGGACATCGCCTTGGTGTCGAGCGCGCGGATCATGCGGTCGTCGCCGGAGCGCATATAGGCGTCGAACGCCTGTTTGTGTTCCGAAGGCATGGCGCGCGAGCCGCCGCGGTCCAGCGCCGGGCGGATACGCTTCAGCGTCAGCCCGTCGATCGCCTTCTTCTGGTCGTCGAGCGCCCTGGAGATGCGGTCGACCTTCTCGACCGTCAGCCCATCTGCGCTGCGCTTTTCCAGTTCGCCGAGGCGCTGGTCGTTGGCGTCCTTGAACGCCTCGAAGGTGGTCATGAACTCGTCGAAAGCGTCGGCGAGCTCGGCATGGCCGCCCGCCGCCTTCGCCTCCAGCGCGCGGACAGTATCGTGTTCCGTCATCGTGTTGTTCCCGTGTTTGTTCAGGAGATCATCATGCGTGTCGCCTCGCGGATCTTTCCCGCCAGGCCGTCTTCCGGCGCGGCGTCCCGCCAGCGCACGAGATCGGCGAAGCCCCTGGCGATCACCCGCCTTGCCTCGCCGCGTGTCAGCCCCGCATCCCGCGTGAGCCAGCTTTCGAATTCGCGCACGGTCGGCAGGCGCCGGCGCCCTTTCACTGAGTTAATGCGCGCGTCGGGCAGCATCGGAAAGGTCACAACCGAAATCTCCCAGAGGTCCGCCTCCAGGATCCGCCGCACGCCGCCCGAAGCATCCTTGCGCGCCTTCACCGCGCGAAAACCGATCGACAGCCCGTCGAGCGCGCCGCCGCGCATCAGGCTCAGCACCTCGCGGGCCCGCACCACGTCCTTCGCCAACCGCCCGCGCACGAACAGGCCGCGCGCATCCTCGCGAATGTCGGTCCACACGCCGATCGGCTCGGCCGGATCGTGCTGGAACAGCATCCGAATGCCGCCCGCCCCGCGCGCTTTGAGCGACGCCGCGAAGGCGCCCTTCTCGACCACGTCCTTGCCGAGGTCGACGCGCCCGAACAGGCTCGCATAGCCCGAGAACACGCCGTCCTCCTCGACCGCGTCGAGCGTCAGCCCGACAAACTTGCGCTCGCCGATCATTCTTTTTCCTTTGTTTGAAATTGGGAACGCAAACGGCGGCGCAGTCCAATCTCCCCCCTCGTGGGGGAGATGCCCGGCAGGGCAGAGGGGGGCGCTGTCCGCGAGCTACCGCCGCCTAAGCACCCGCATCACCGCCCCAAGCCCCCACCACGCGCAAAGGCTTGCCGCCGCCGATCCCATCAGCATCGTCTCGACCGGCCCGATCAGTCTTTCGACGTCCAGCTCCACCGCGATCTTCAGTCCGGCCGTCCCGCCGAACACGAGCCCGCAAGCCACGCCCACGGCAAACCGCACCGCCGCCTCGCGCCGCCCCCGCGGCAGGATGTAGGCCAGCGACACCGCCGACCCCGCCACCGCGCCAGCTCCCTTGGCCGCCCACAGCCAGGCTGTGTCGGGCACATCCGTCATGGAAAATCTCCAATGGGTTCGGGTGTTCACGCACGCCGGGCGCGATTCAACCTTCACTTGCGGCCGGTCGTGACCTACACCGAACTTCGTATGTCGATGGAAAAGATGCAGAGGTCCGAGACGTGGCTTTCACATTTCTTCCCGAACGGCGCACCGTCATCCAGGTGTCGGTGCTCTTCGCGATTTTCATCGTCGGCTGGCATATCCCGTTGCCTGGGCTTCGGATCGAGGACCTGCCGCAGTCCCAGTCGCTGCTGGACAGCACTTCTGTCCTGTTTTCCATCTTCGCGCTCAATCTGACGCCGTTCTTCACGGTGTTGGCCTGTGCCGAGATCGCCAAGCTCGGCATCCCTCCCCTTGCCAGATGGCAGAGCGCTTCGAGCTGGAACGCTCAGTGGATCGCCTTCATCGTTTTCGTTTCATCGCTTGCTTTGTCGGCACGGCAAGGTTTCGGCATCCTGGTGGGGCTGGACGCCGGAGGCCTCGTCAGGCCGGATGCGGTGGCGTTCATTCCAGTCGGACTGGCGGCCTTCATCGGCAGCACGGCCCTGATCGTATGGCTTTCGGATAATTTCGGACTGCCCGACCTCGGCGGCGGCTTCTGGCTGTTGATTGCGATCTCGATCGTCGCCGGCCTTCCCGAACAAATCGCCAACCTGGTCAATTTCGCCCAGGTCGGCCAGATATCGGGATCGCAATTCATGGTCCTCGTCGTGTCGCTTTTGGCAGGCATTGCGCTGGTGATCTTCACCAACAGGCTGGTCTCCGAAAATACGGTGGCCAGCGGTCCCACCAGGACATGCATTCTGCTCTGGCCGTCTTATCTTGCCGGTGTCGTCGCTGCGTACGCCCTGCCCTTCTTGCCGCAGGGGTTGCACAGCTGGCCGTTCGGCACCGTGCTCTTCGTCGAGACCGCCTATGTCGCCATCATGGCCGTTCTCATCCCGGTGTTCGTCTTCGCCTATGCGCGCAGTTTTTCGTCCTCGGAAGCTCGAAGCCGCTGGCCCCTTCCCGTTCTGCTGGCGATCTGCGCGGTCCAGATAGTCCTGTGCGTCGGCGTGTGGCTGCTGCCGATCAGCTTCGGGCTCAACCCGGTCACCTCTGGAAGCGAATTGCTCGTGCTCGGCACCGTCATGCTTGCGTTGGGCGCTGGCTATTCCCATACCCCACCGCCTCGCGCTTCTCGTCGTCGCTGAGGAAGTCCGCCGCGCCCACCCTCGCCCACAGCGCGTCCCGATCCACCGACAGCCCCTCGACCCCATCGGCGTCGTACCAGAGCCGCAGTCCGTCGCCATACGCCGGTCCCAGCCAGGCTGAAAACTCCTTGGCCGTGCGCGCCGCCAGCGGCAGCACGGTCATGCGGTAGAAGGCGCGGTTGGCTTCCTGGTAGTTCGCGTAGGTGTTGTCGCCGGGAATGCCGAGCAGCATCGGCGGCACGCCGAAGGCGAGCGCGATGTCGCGCGCAGCACCATGCTTGGCCTCGACGAAATCCATATCCTTCGGCGTCAGGCCCATCGCCTTCCAGTCGAGCCCGCCCTCCAGCAGCAGCGGCCGACCGGCGCGAGCGGCACCCGAATAGCCCTCCTCCAGCTCGGCCTTCAGCCTGTCGAACTGCTCGTCCGAAAGATTGCCGCCCTCCTTCGGCGCATAGACCAGCGCACCGGAGGGCCGCGCCGAATTGTCGAGCAGCGCCTTGTTCCAGCGCCCCGCCGCGTTGTGGATGTCCAGCGCCATCAGTGCCGCTTCCAGCGGCGCGAAACCGTAGTGGTCGTCGAGCGGGTGAAACAGCGTCAGCTGCAGCGCCGATCCCGAGCCCGCCGAAGCACCGAGCGCAACGCTGCGCTTCGCACTCCCCTCGCGATGTTCCAGCGCACTCGGCCAGCCGGCGGCGTCGGTCTTCACCGTCACGCGGTCCGGTCGCAGCAGATGCAGTTCCCGCGCGTCCTCGCCCGCCTCGATCATCTCGACATAAGCGTTGCCCGAGATCAGCAGATGCCCGTAGAGCGCCTCCAGGAAACTCGCGCCGGCCTGCCGCTGGTTCGGCCGCGCCATCAGGTCGAGCAGCGGATGCGTGTCGAGCTCCGCGCCCTCCTCGAACAGCAGCCAGGGCAGTGCCGCCGCCGTCTCGGCGATCAGCCGCACCGAGCGATGCACGACAGGGTTCTTCATGAACCCCTCGCGCGCCAGCCCGGCATAGTCACGCCGCGTCCAGTGCGCCTCGCCAGCCGCATGCAGCGCCACGAAGCCGAGCCCGCTTTTCTTTTCAGATATCGCGTTGGGCACGGCGTTTCCGCCGGCCGCCTTCCAGGGCCAGTTCCAAGCCATGTGTGTTCCTTGAATTTTGGGGCAGTAGGGGGCTAGGGCAGTAAGGCAGTAGAGGGTTACAGCCCCAGCGCACAGCATGTCCGCGAACAGCCCCAACCTACTGCCCTACTGCCCTACTGCCCTACTGCCCTACTGCCCTACTGCCCTACTGCCCTACTGCCCTACTCCCCTAGTCGAAATCTCTCACCCTCGGCACCGCTCCACCCCTCGGCACCAGTTCACCGACTGCCCAGACCAGCGCGTCGACGCGATCCGGCGAGCGTCCGCCCGACAGGCCGTCAGGGCCGAAGTCGCACATCTCGTCTTCAAGCTCGGCGAAGCGCCCGGCATGTTTCACCCGGCCTTGCGCATAAAGCGCCGCGACAGGCTCGGCGCGAAGCCATTTGCCCCGGTTGGCGCGCATCGCCTTCACCGGCACAGCCGCATCCACGGTGCGGATCACCGCCGTCACCATGTCGCCGCCCTGGTTCACCTCGGCGACGATGCAATCCGCTTCCAGCCTATGAAACAGCGACACCGCCACAGCCGCCCAGTCCTGCGGTTTCGCCGCCTTCAGAGTCGCGTCCGCCAGCACCAGAACCCTGCCCTCGCCGTCCAACCCGGCCGCCACGATGCCACAAGCATCCGAGGTCTTGCGCGAACTTGCCGGCGGGTCGATCGCCACCACGATGCGGCGCAATTCTCCCGCCTGCACGACCCGCGCCTCGGCCAGCATCTCGCGCGACCACAACGCGTCCTCGCGGTCGTCGATCAGCTCGCCTTCCAGCTCCTGCCGACCGAGCCGCGTGCCGCCATAACGCGCGTCCAGCGCCTCAACGAAGCCCTTCGCCAGATTGTCCTTGTTGCGCGCCGTCGACAGCCGTCCGCGCACCATCGCCGGGTCGGCCAGCAGCCGCTTCATCAGGCGCGTCGGTCTCGGCGTGGTGGTGATGATCTGCATCGGCCGCGGCCCCAGCCGCAGGCCGAACTGCAGCATGTCCCAGGTCGCCTCGGCGTTCTTCCATTTCCCGAGTTCATCGCACCAGGCTGCAGCGAATTGCGGCCCGCGCAGGCTCTCCGGATCCTCCGACGAAAACACATGCGCCACCGCGCCCGTCGGCCAAATCACGCGCCGGCGCGACGCCTCGTAGCGCGGCCGGTTTTCGGTACACACCGCGAGCAGCCCCGAAGGCCCGTCGATCATCACCTCGCGCACATCGGCCAGCGTCTCGCCCACCAGCGCGAAATGTTCGTATTTCTGCCCCGCCTCAGTGAAAGGCGGCAACCCGCGCACCAGCCCATTCACCCATTCCGCCCCAAGCCGCGTCTTCCCCGACCCGCGCCCGCCGGTGACTAGCCAGCGATCGGGGGCTGGCGAAGGCGGATATTGCCCGTCCAGCGCATGGCCGAACCATTCGGCCAGAACCCGCTCACCCTGATGCGGCGTCAGATTTCTCCGCGACCAGTCGTTCTGCATAGCCTCGAGCCAGCTCGACAATGCGCTGATCGACGCGTGTGAGGATGTCGGCGAGTTCGTCATCGCTTCTTTTTTGTTCTTCAGGATCGATTGCAGTCTGGACGCCGGCCGCGGGCAGCATGCCGAGTCGCTCGGCAACCCGTATCGTGGCGAGCAGCCCGTCCGCCCGCGCCTTGTCGAAATGTCCTGCCTGCAGACCAGCCAGGATGACCCGCATCTGGGTGACGATCTCCGCCCCGATATCGCCCGGCGGCAGTCCCTCCCCCTCCAGCACGGTCGCGCCATCGTCCACGGGATGGCTGTCTTGCGCTTCCGCGCGCAGCATCGCTTCGTAGATCTTCAGTTGCCTGGGGCTCATCGGGCGCATGACCGTCCAGCGTGTCATACTCAGCTTCGGCCAGCTTTCACGGAAGGCGATATCGCGCACCGTCGCCGAATGCACCCCGCAGATGGCAGCCAACCGCGCGTGGGTTGGCGGCGCCAGCCCGCGCAACTCGCGCATGGCAGCCTTCTTCGCCCGGCTGACGGGAGGGTGCAT